GCTGAACCTACAACATCTCCTGATAAAGATATAGTTCTTGCAGTTGCAAGTGTAGTAGCTGTATCTGCATTACCTGTTAAATCACCAGTAACATTACCTGTAACATTACCTGTTAGATTACCAGTAACATTACCTGTTAAGTCACCAGTAAGTATGTTTGATGTGGTAATACTAATACCTGTAGTAATCCAATCACTATTAGTACCATTTCTTATTTTTAATACATTATTTCCTGTATCAACCCATAATTGATGAGCAAATGTAGTTGATGGTTCAGTTGCACCGCTATTTGTAGTTGCAATAGCAGATAAAGCATTGTTTAAATCTGCTCTAAAATCGAAACCTGATTGGTTTGCTATGTTGTAATCGTGTTGTGCCATAATATCTACCTATTATATGTTAATTCTCTAAATCTTGAACTCTTTGTTCTAATTCTTGTATTGCTTTTATAAGTATGCTAATTAATTCAGTATATCTTAAACCATACTTATATTCTCCTGTTCCTTGCTCATTTTCATCAAGAACTTCACTAGCAATATAAGCAGCAAAATCATTTGTGCTGATATTATTATTATCTAATACAGTCTTAACTTCTTGAGCTATAAGACCATAATGCGTTCTACTAGAATCTCCACCATTTAAAGTATATTTTCTTGGAGTTAGTTGTGATACAAAATTTAAACCCAAATCTGAATTAGCTATATTAGATTTATTATTTGCATCTGAAGTTTGTATTGTGCCATTAGTTGCATAAATATCATTCCATCTTCCTACTGGTGAACCTAAATTATTAGAGTCATCTTCAATCGTTCCTAAAGTGCTATTTCTTGAGCCCATAAAGATTGAACCTGTACCAAAAAGCATTAAACCATCATTATTAGAAGTGACGTTACCATTAGAATCAAAATCCATGTTAAAAGAATCTTGACCTACAAGTATAAATAAATCTTTATCTGCATCATCAGAACCTTCTATAACTCTTAAAGGGTCACTACCACCTGTAAAAGTATCAGATAGTTCACTAAATAAACCAGCCTGACCTGCTCCTGTAGGAGTAGAATTTGCACGAATTCTACCTCTTACAGTTATATTATTTGCATTAACATTACCCGAAGTATCAACAGTAAAATTGCCTGAGCCTATATTTATACTACCACCAGTAATACTACCTAAGTCTGATGAAATCGATGATAGTTGAGTAACATTTATTTTATTAGCTGTAATAGCATCTGCTTGGATATCCCCTTCTGCAACTGGTTCATCACCAACATCAAAAGGTAGTGTCGCAGGAGTTGATTCAACACCTAAAGTATTAATGCCTGATACGCTTGCAACATAGCCTGTTGCTTTTGGTATAAATGCTAAATCAGCAGAATTAGTATCTACTATTTTACTAAATACATTATTAGAAGAACTATCAACTACATCTACTCTATATTCTTTAGACGGATAATCTGTTGGTTCATCCCAAGTTAATTTAGGTCTATCAATATCAGATGCATTAGTATCTGTGAAAGCTAAATTTGCTGGTGCATCAACCGCATAAGCAGAAGGCGTATCAGCCATAGTTTCTAATGATTCTTCAGGCGGAGTTTGCCATGTATAGACATCAAAATATTCTATTAAGCTAACTGCAACTAAACCATCTGACTGTAATTCTAATGCTTCAACACGACAAACTTTACCTGAGAATCCTAAACCTGTATAAGTTAAATCTACTATATCTCCTACATTCAATTTATACATTTCAGGAGTTCCTAAAAACTGCATAGTGGTTTGTTTTCTACTTCTAGCAAGAATAGCTTTACCCATGTTATAAGCAATATATGCATCTGTTACATAAGGAAATTCAGCCTTAATTTCTAATATTTCATCATTATCATCTGAATAATATTCAGGCGTTGCATCATGTAAAACTGTAGATGTATCTAACTCATATTTCTTTTGTGCATTAAAAAATTCAATAACAACCTTATTCGCTTTTTTATCTTTATTACCATAATCAACTGATATACCTGAATCAGAAATAATATGGTCATCAGTTATACTAAATGTAGAAGTTCCAGTATCTTCTATTGATAATTCATATTTGCCATCAACATAAAGAAAAATACCTCTCATATTTGCGAGTAATTCTTTAGCATTTTCCATTACATTTTTATTTGTATCTAAATAACCATTACAATGAAATCTTTTAACTTTTGCTAAAGCTGTACCAGTTTGTGAGCTATAAGTAGCAGGTAATGTTTGGTCAAAATAAATAATTAATACTTGGCTTTGACCATAATAACGAGTAGACCTGACTGATGTAATTGTGGCTGCGTTTAAAACTGTATTACCACCTGAATCAGTTAATGTGAATTGTTCTCCTATTTTATTTTGCCACCATCTCTGTTCACTAGAGCTAGTAATAATATAATTATCACCCGCATCACCACTCCAAGTAAAAGTTTTTGCAACACCACCATAAAAAGGATTATCTTGTAAAAAATCTGCTTTTTCTGCTGCTGTATCAAATGTAGATAAATTTAATTCTGATGCTGTTAATCCTTTACCAAATGTATTATTAGATATGTAATCTAGAAAACATAATGAAGGATTGTCTGACCATTCATAGGTAGATGGGTCATTAAATCTGTGTGAACCACTGCCACCCTCAGTAGAATCTTTTCTAGGGTCATAAACTTTCTTACCTCTTAGTTGTGCTGTTAGTTGTGGTATTCCTGACCACATACCATTTTCATCGTATTGAAAATGTGCTGCAATATAACAAATACCATCTAATCTATGATTTGAAGTCCAATGACCAATAGAAGCAACTAACATAGGGTCTGCTGTTTGACTTGCAAAACCATGATGTAAATTTAAGACATATTTATATTTTGCTGTTGGGTCACTGCCAAACTGACCAGCACCAGCATTTGTTATATTGTCACCAACTTGTGAAACTGTATTTAATGAACCTGCACCTGAAGATATTTTATCTGAACCAACATAACCACCTTGAGTAAATCTAGCACTATTAGTTATAGGCGTACCATCTAATTCTATTTCTCTTAATATTATTTCTTCACATTCACCCACTGACAATGCATAAACTACATATAAATCTCTTGAATCATTGTTTGGAGTATCCATATAAATTATTTGACTTCCAACTCTTCTAGTTCCAAAAACAACAGGAACTTTACCACCAGCAGCAGTCTTATTAGCTAATATAGCTTGACCCTGTTGTTGCATCTGTCTTGCTTGTAAGTAACCTTTTACACCAACAACTAAGGTCGATACATTTATAAATGCAGTAATTCCTGATACTACTTTACCTAAAGTGCCTTTAAGACCAAAATCAGTACCTATTGAAAGAAAAAAATCAAAAGCAGCTTTCCACCAAGCCATTATTTACCCCACCTAACATCATCTTTAACCTGTGTTGCAAACTCCATACCTCTATCACCTGAACTAAATTTTTGTTGTGATTCATCAGAAAAATGTATTCCTTTTGTTAAGTTCCAATTTGCCCAATGACTTGCAACAGTTACATTTAATATAGTTCCGCTTATATTTTCATTTATAGATACGCTTCTTATTTGCCCTGTAAAATAATTTATTGCACCAACAATAGATTCATTAGCATCAAAATAAGCTAAATATATATCTACTTTTTTATCTGTGAATTCACCATTTTCTACTAAACTTCTAACTTGGTCAGTAACATTAGAAAAACCTAAATTGATTTCATTTACTTGTAATTGACCTGTCTCTGTTATTGAATCAACTGTTAAAAAAGAACCACCAGCTTGATAAGAATTAGAATCATAGGTTACATTAGAATACCAATCAGTTAATCTTATAGTTGATGTTAAATTTAATTCAACTAGAAAAGCTGTTTTAGTTGCTGTCGATGATACTTGAGTTTGTAAAGCAGCAGATAAACTTCTAGGCATTAGATTATAACCTCTCTAACATCAAATGAAATACTATAAAAACCACTAGCATCTGTTGAATACATAATCTCATTATTTTCAAGATAAACAGTGAAACTAGGTTTATTTACAG